TTCAAGTTTGCCAACCCCAACTTCACCTCCGTGCCCCTCTACTACCACACCACCCACGGGAACGCCACCCCCGGTGCCGATCTGTTCACCTACCCCTTCTGCCTCGAGACGGGTAAGCTCCAGCCCACTGGTACCCTCAACTTCTCGCGCCTTGATTCGGCCCGTATCATCAACGACAAGCTCGACTCCGCCGATGACATCTACGCCGTGAACTACAACGTCCTCCGTATCGAGAATGGTATGGGTGGTCTTTTATATTCTAACTAATTACTATATGTGGAAACTCATTTTCCTTCTCGCCATCGTTTTTGTATTGACGTACGATCCTAAATCCAGGACACTCGAAAAGTTTGTCGGTCAGCCCACACCTCCGACAGACAAATCGTGTGAACACGCGCATTACGAAGCCGTCCAATTTGCCCAGAGCCCGTATGAGTGCCCCTCTCCGGGAAAAAGCTTAAAAGAAAGAGTGTATACATGAGTATATGATTCCCGTAAACCGTGACACTGTTCTCACCGTCGCCACGATCGTATGTGCACTCGGTATCATTTTCCTATTCAGGGAACTCAACAAGACGAAGGAGGAGATGAACTCGTTCAAGGGGTTTTCTGCTCAGGTGATTAAGCATCTCAGTGCCCCACCGCCTACTGCGATTCCCGAACCAGAACCGAAGCCCGAGCCTGTGGCTGAAGAAAAGAAGGAAGAATAAACATATCGGTCTATTATAACTTGCGAATGCGCAATGAAAAAGTACAAGGCGATAGCAGTCCCGGTTAGTTTCACTGATGGGAAACCACGGTTTCTCACAGTGAGGGACTGGAGGTTTAAGGATTGGATTTTTGTCACAGGGGGGTGTCGACGCCGTGAAATATTCAACCCACTCCGAACAGCTTTACGAGAGCTCGAGGAAGAGACACGAGGTGTCGTTTCCCTCAAGAATGGCGAATATACCGAATTCAAATTTACAGTCAAGGAGAGTCCAAGTGTGGAACTCGAATACAACGTCTTTATATTCTTCGTGAACTATACGAGGTCTGAGCAGCAGGCCCAAGTTAAAAAGTTTTACGAAGAGAAACACAAAACAAATCTAAAAAAACTCATGAAACAACCATTCCGAAAAACGTATGACGAAAATGATTATATGAGCTATGATACACTCGACGAATTCAATTCGAGAAAACGTTGGAATCTCATCGTGAACAACGTGATAAAAAATCCACAGTTTTATGCGTGTATAAGTTCTTTGAATAGAAAAACCTTCTCTATAAAATAATGAAGTCCAAGGCTTACATTTTACGACAGATTAGTGAACTGCTCGAAAAGAATCGGGGTCTGTGTGAAGAAGAAATCGAAGAGTGGATCAAAGAAAATGAAGTAAAAACAGTCTATGAACTCTTAACCATCAAGAAGGAACTTTCTCAGGGTAAAGAATTTCGAGATGTTTCGACGATGCATTGGTTTAGAGAATAGTCTCGTAACTCAGGTATGTTTAAAAGCTGGTGTCTTCAAACCGGCTTTTTGAAAAAAGTCTCCAATCCATCACATGTGCTCCTGGACGGTGGGTGTCTGTCCGTGCCATTTGATAGATTGAACGAATTTCACGAAAGGTACGTAGAGGCGGTGAAACGTGGTGAGCGTCTATACGTCGTCGAACAAAAAACGGAAACGTACAACTTTTTCGTCGATATTGATTACAAGGACAAAGAAGCCTTGGATCTTAATGAAATCAAGGACGTATGTAAAGTCATATGTGACAAAGTTAAACGTCACGGAGGGAAGGATTGTCTCATCTCCGTGTCCCCCCCTAAAAAATGTGGAGACTTGATCAAGACGGGTGTTCATCTGAATTGGCCTGGTTTCGTGGTTGACCAAACATCCGCCCTGGCACTCAGGGACCATATCCTCATCGCTCTTTCCAAGGCCAAGGGTCGTGGAACGGATTGGAATGAAATCATCGACACATCCGTCTATGGAAACGCAAACAGAAAGACAAAGGGGAGTGGATTTCGTATGCCATGGTCGTACAAAAAGGCGAAACATGATGTGTGTAACGGTCAGGGGTGTTCCGGTTGTGAAGGTGGGAAGATTGACCAGTTGGCCTATCTCCCAGTGTTCGTGTATCGGTATGGTCCCTTGAGTACGATGATGAACATCACACAGGACCCATCCATGGAAACATTACGAATGGCGGTCGTACGAACGGATGAGCCTCAGACGACACATATTGTTCCTCCGTCAACAGTCGTGAAGGAGGGAACCTTCACGGCTACTCAGATGAAGGATGAAGTACACGATGACGGACTAAAAAGCCAGGTTGAAGAGTTTATTCGTACGAATATGGAAGGTCAGGGAAATGCATACGTACCGAAACTCTTCAAGAAGAAGGACACATACCTCATCTCGACAACTTCGAAATACTGTGAAAATCTTAAAAGAGAACATGGTTCGAATCATGTCTGGTTCATCATCAGTGGACAGACAATCTTACAGAAGTGTTTCTGTCTGTGCCCGACCCTCATGGGAAGACGTGACGGGTTCTGTAAGGATTTCTGTGGTCGACGACATCAGCTTCCACCGAGTATCATCTCAGCCTTGTATCCGAAAAAGGATGACCTAAAAAAGTGTCCGGAAATTAAAAAACGAAACGAGAAACCCATTGTGAAGTGTGGAGATGTAAAGGTTCCACTTGAATCGTTCATTAAAAAATATATGCATGGACCAGAAGATTTTCAGATTGTAAACATAAACAGAGACAAAACGCAATTCTTAGCTCTCACAAATTCTAGTTATTGTGAAACGATCAAGGGAACACATGAAGGTGTATTCATGTCCTACACAATCAAGGGTAAAGAAATTCGACAAAGGTGTCCCCATTGCAAGAAAAACACTTCGAGAACGCATGGTTTATCTCACGACATTATAAAGATACTTAAACAATAGTAGCACGTGTAAGTTAAATGATCACTCGTTCCGGACGTAAGATAAAGAAACCAGAACTGTTTCAGCCCACAGAAACCGACGTAGTGGATGATTATGCCGACGACGATCACGACACGGATTTCGATTCGGAATTGGAGACTGACGAAGAGGAGGAATACTCTACAGATGATGAAAGTGACAGTGACGCCGACGAAAATGGTAACCTCAAGGATTTCGTCGTAGACGATGAGAGTGAGTCAGAAGATGCTTAAAAAAAACACGCTTATAATTAGAAAATGGAAACGGATATCGGTAACCCCATCGAATACAATCCATCTATGGAACCTGAAAAGAATGAAGAGCCTGTACAGGAGGAACAGCCCTATTACATGGACTATCCTATGCAGCCTCCAATGCCTCCACCTCAACCCGAGAAGTTTGATCTCTTTGACAAGGTTGACAAGTCAACTTGGATTATCGCATTCGCTGTATTCCTCCTAGGCTTTTTTATGGGGAAAACCATGCAGCCAGTGATTCTCCGGTATACTTGAATATGCGACGAATGTTCCTACGTCTCCTAAAATAGGTTTGATCTTTCCCGTACTATCCCTCTTTATCAGGGGTGATGGGTACGACGGAATGATGAAACCATCATCTGTATCTTCGATAAAACCGGCAGTTGTACTAGCCGTATCATTTGAATCTGTTTTGTTTTGTAATTCAAACGTTGGATTAAAAAACAAAATAAAGAATGCGCTGACCAAAATGATCGTAACGATAATCTTAAACATCGTGTTTACTATATATGAATATTATTCTTCCTCCTCCTTAATCTCTCCGAGCTTTGCATCTTCCTCACGCTTCTTCTGACGTTCCGCAATCTCCTTCGCGACAATCTCATCAGCCTCCTTGACGAGCTCCTCCATGGGTGTATCGGGCTTCTCCTTCTTGAGACGCTCAAGAACCTCAGCGGGGTGAGCGATGGGTGGCTCATCAGGCTTAGTGTAAAACTTGGAGTTTTCGTCACCGGGGGTAATCTGATTCGCCATAGCACTCTTGCGTTCGTTAAACATGCGCGCCGCCTGAGACTGATTCTCCTTGTATCCGGTCATGATCTCCTCGAGCTTCTCGTTGGTATAGTGCACATCCTCAATCTTGGTGGGATCGGGGGGAATGAGAAGCCACTTGTACATGTCGACGACGTAGATGTCGAAGGTGGGATCCTCCTTCTGCAGACGCTTCGCGTGGTTCGCCGCCTCATCACGCGTGGCGAACGCACCACGAATCTTGATACCAAACTTATCGTTTCTCTGGGGCGCCTCGGGTCCGATGATCGAGAGGCACGCGAAGATCTGCCCGGGAACGGTCGTGTAGTCGGTTTCGAGAGACATTATATTTCTTTTACTCGTTAAAACTTTAAGTTCTTGGAGCACCTAAGTATACATGCGTTTCAAGTTGTATCAACTAACAAGATGTTTCCGGATGATGGGAGAAATCATCATATCGGTGTGGCGAATGAGCACAGTACCATTAACATTGTGAATACGAATCCAAAACTTCAAGCCATCCATGAAAAGTTGGGTTATCTCGTCCACAAAGGTGGTACCCAGAATAATGCTGACGCCGTTGGTCGAGATACAGGAATCAAAGTCTCAATGAAGAACAAAGAATCTATTAGTGGCTCATTCGATTGGAAGAATATGAGCCTTGAACACGACGAAGCCGTTCGAGATGTACATATGAGTATTATTCGGTATTACAGGCGTTT